ATTTTTTAGTAGGAAAGTAATGACTGTTAAAGGATCTGTTATATTTTTTCCTATACTCTTTCCTACTTCTTTAAATCCAGTTATAAAAGCAGATTTACCATCGGCTGCTGCTTTTTTCATCTCGGTTTCTACCTTATCTGCCTCTATAAGATTACCTATAATAGGAATTTTGTTTAAGCCTTTAACTAGCTTACCCATCACTCCCATTCTGTTTTCTATTTTTATTAATTCTTTTTCTTGTTCCTTTAATCCTTCAACATAATCAGCATTAGCTGCATCTACATCTGCTAACTGTGATTGTAGTTGAGCTGCTAATTCTGGTTGTTCAGCCATTAAATTTGAAATTCTTTTTTCAAGAACTTCTCGTTTAACTTCATATTCTAATAATTGTTTAGCTATATCTTTAGAAGATGTTTGACCTAATTTTATTTTAATTTGATTTTCTACCATTTTGTCAGTAGAACGAGCTAATGATTTTAGCTGCTTTTCTACATCTTTACCAAATATTTTAGTAATACCGTCTGCTTCACTTAAAGCATCCTGAAATATATCCCCAATCTGTGCTGCTACAGATTTTAATGTATTCTCAACTATTGTTGAGGTTTCGATTAATTGTTTTTTTATTTCTTCGGGTGTCGGCATATTATATTATTGCACCGTATAAATATTAAAAGCGCCTATTTTTTAGGCGCCTTTACTTTATAGGTTGGTGGTGGTGTTTGATTTATGTTTGGTTTCGCAATGTTTGAGGCTTTGTTTTGTAATTGATTATTTACTTTTTTATTTTCCTCGTTTTGTTTTTCGTAATGTTCTTTCATTTTATTGAACGTGAATAAACGTAACCAAATAGGCATGTTGTAAACCGTGTCCCAATCGTAACCACCATTTCCATGAAATACAATTTCATGAATTTGATTAAATAATATTAATCTATAGTCCTGAGTCAGGCCAAAAAAAGTTAAGTGAAATTGGAATAGCTATGCCCTCCCCTACATAACTATCATCTTCTGGCTTATAAACTAAATTAACATCAGGTTGAATTTTAGAATAATATTCACGTAATGCTCTAGCGTCTTTAGCAATTAAGTAATTATCAACAAATTCACGAATATCTTTTTGATCACGTTTACTTTCAATTGAAGTAATCATATATTTTAAACGTGTAGTAACATCCGTAGATGAATTTGGATTTACCTTCTGTAAGCCTTTAATTTCAGCATCGATTTTTTGTTCATCACCATGCGTTAATAGCTTAAATGTAATGTTATTGCCTGAATGTGGGAATGTGAAATTAAATTCATTTGAGCCACGAGTGTACAATGATTCATCTATTGCTTTATCTTCTAATGTTGATAAATCAACAGATACTTCTTTATTACCATAGGTAAAAGAATAATCTTTACCATAACCTAAAACACGAGCAGCAACTAATACTGCATTTTTATCACCGATTAGTAACTCATTATAGTCGATTGGTGTTACAATTAGTGCTTGTAATAATTTGTCAATAACAGTACCTTGACGAATAAGATTAGCATTGGTAAGAATATCTTCTTCTTTTGCTGTCATGTATTTCATCTCAATTTCACCTTTAGATAGTGGAGATGTTTCAGGATACAATAAACCTTTTGAGGGTAACGAAACGATTTCGGTTGGAATTTTTAATTCTGCCATAAACTTATTTTATATTTTATATATATAAATATACGAAAAGAAAGGGCATTTGCCAAAAGCAAATACCCTTAATTAAAATATTAAGATAATTCTTAGAAGTTCAATACGCAGTAATCCATAGCGATTGTTACAGACAAGCTAACAGCTGCGTCTGCGCTCCAATCGTAATCACCGAAAGTTGCAGTTTTAACGTAAGCACCGTTGATAATCCACTCACCTACTACATCACCTACTGGACCTAAAATGTCTAATGTGATGCTCTTTTTGTAGAAGTCGGAATAACCATCGCGGCCAGTTACTGATTCGTGTGCTAAACGAGCCCATTACATTACTGATTGAGCACCAGATGGAGTTACGGGATCATATAATTCTAAAGTCATGTCATTCCAACGAACTTTACCTTTTACTTTACGGTAAACGTTGATATGATCTAAAATAATTTCACCAGCTTCAAATCCAGGTGCAGTTGCTTTTTTAATCAAGTACGCCGGAATACCGTCTATGTACATGATAAAACGATTCTGAACTTTAGGTTCAAACGCTGTGAACATTATTTCGTTTGGTGATAATACAGCCATTTTATATTGTGTTTATATTGCTATTAATAAATATTAGGAACCACATCCCCTTATGCAGGGAATGTAGCGCCAGTAGGTAATACGTTGAAGTTTAATATAATAAATTCAGCTGTCTTAGTTGGTTGGATGTAAATCTGACCTACTAATTGGTTTCTATCGATTACATCAGGTGTGTTGTTTGATTCATCCATCACCACTTTGTAAGCATATAAACCTTGACGTTGTACTACTGAATCTAAGTAAGGGTTTACTTGAGATAAGAATCTATTACGAGTTATTGTTGTGTTTTGTTCAAATACTAAGTTGTTTGATACTTGACCAATGAAATCCTTTAATGCGATCAATAAACGACGAACGTTTACGCGATCTAAAGCTGTTGCTTTACGTTGTAATGTCTTTTGACCAAATACTACAACACCTTCTCCAGGGAATGTAGCTAATGGGTTAACATTTGATTGATATAGATTATCACGATCGTTTTGAGATAATTTTCTTTCAGCTTTTAATACTGAACCTAAACCACCTCTATTCAAACCAGCTGGAGCGAACCATTCAGCACCAACTTGGTCGTTAAATGCGAATACACCACCCATTACTGTTGATGCTGGAGACCATACAGCCTTACCTAAGTTAGGGCTAAATAATTGTACCCAAGGCCAATATGTTGCAGCATAGTTGCTAGATTGACCAGCAGCTGCTGTTGTAGCACCTGTTACAGTTGAACCATATACTTTAGTATCTACGATTGCAATTGAATCACCTCTACCTTCAGCTACAGCTATTAAATTATCACCAGCACTATTATCTAAACCAATACCTGGTGATAACAATACGTTGAATTTATATTCATCTTTATTTGTTAATATACCGAAAGCATTAATATAATCTTCAGGAGAAAATCCTTGAATGTTTGTTGTTGTGATGTTTTCGTTCATTAATTGAACTCTGGTTGTTGAAACAACACCACCTGCAAATGAACCACCATATGATCCACTTCCAATAAGTGGTAAAGTAGTAGTATATGATCCTGTTTTGAAATTACCATTATTATCGATTGAATCTACTTGTGGGTAATCTACAGATTTAACACGAATATATTGAGAGGCATTAGCATAAGAACCAACATAATCAATATATGGTACACCATCACCATCTACTCTATAATATGGTTTGTTGTCACCAATCACACGAGAGATATAGTTAGGTAAATTTGGATCTAATGATAAGTTAGGCCATGTTTCTAAATAGTTAGGTTGAGCAGTATTATCATTACCAGCACGAACTGCTAAGTTAAATGTACCGCTACCTGTGTTTATATTTGTAACTTCCCAACGAACGTTAGTTACGCTGCCACTTGCTAAAGCACCTGCTGTGATACTTGAAGTGTTATTCATTTGATCACCCCAAGCTAATGCTTCGATAGTAAATGAACTATTTACAGTACCATTAACACCGTTATTAAATAATTGTACGTTTCCTGTAGTGTCTCCTACATATCCTAATGAAGAACTTACGAACCAAGAGCTGTTAGGAGATGAATTTTGATTTGCTGTAGTAACAGCTGATATTGTTAGTAAATCTGTTCCTGAATTGTAAGAAGCGGTAAATTTACCGTCTACATATTGACCACTATTGAAGTTGATAGAGGCACTCATTGCGTTACCTAAATCATCAACAGTAGGTGAAGAACCAACACCAACATAAATTATATCAAGAAATTCTTGTGTAGCACCAAGGCTTAACCAAGTAGATGCTATAAAGTAGTAATCATTTCCATTAGGGATACCTAATTGAATTGTTGTACCTGGATCTTTATCTGCTGAAACTAATGTAAAAGATGCAGAAGATCTAGTGCCAGCAGTTGCTGTTAAAGAGTTAGGTATATCAGCTTGTGCATAAGTACTCATGTTAGTACTACCACTAATAACTCTTGTAACTAATAATGTTTGACCACCGCTACCAAAGAAATCTCTAGCAGTTAATGATGTAAGATATTCGTAGTAGTAACTACCACTTTTGAATGTTTCTCCAAATTTTGATACATATTCACTGTATGAGGTAACATAGGTAGGAACCAATGGTTGACCTAACACTGTAGGACCAACAACAGCGGTTGCTGTGCCTTGAATACCTCTTTGAACTAACGATTGGTCAGATTCATTTTGAAATACACCAGGAGATAAAATTTTTTCGCCCATTTTTTATAATTGTTTTTGAAAATTTAATAGGATTGACCTAATAATAAATATCTAAAAACAGCTATAAACCGCAGGAAATATTATTGGTTAACTGTGATTTCTCCGGTTTCAATGTCTATAACACCATCGCCGTGTTTTTCTTGAAGTGATTTGATTAGTTCCGATTCTTTCTGTTCAATTGTTACAAGATCAGATACTAAACCTTTTTTAGCTTCCTGTAATTTATCGATATTTTGTTGAAATACGATTAATTGCGCTTCAGCCGCACCAATTTCAAATATGGTTTGGTTGTACTTAGACTGTAAATCTTTAATAGATTGTAATTCTTCTGGGGTTAATTGTGCCATAACGTTATTTTTCCCATTTAGCTAATGGGCAAGCTTTAGTGCCTTCAACAGGCGAAAATACTTTTTTAGAAAGTGGACATCCACATTCACCACAAATATAGGTGTTTACCGCTTTAATATATTCTTTCTTCTCGCATGTATCACATACCGAAGATCTATATTCAGCTATCAGAATTTGTTCAGGAGTGGGATTAGCCGCAGCCACCCACGCCTGAAATATTTCTGATATTTTATTCACCTACTTCAATTAGTTTGAAGAATGTATTGTAGTTGCCATCAGTTTCCACGTTTTCAAATTCTTCTAATTTGAAAGAATGGTATTCTAATTCGCGTTCTTCCTGCAATAATGTGTTGAAATCATTTTGAAATTCAACAAATTTTGGGTTTACTTCGCGGCTTACAATTTCACCTTCTTCATCCGTAACAACGTTGATGTACATAGGGATGCTAATGCTTCCGTTTTCGTCTGTTTCACCGTGTTTTTTGATCAACTCTTCTTTTAATTTCTCAACGGCTTCTTTTTCAGCTGTTGCTTTCTTATTAAGATCAGATAACCAATATTTCGTGGTTAATTTAATTTTTTCACTTAATAAACCTTTAGCAACTACTTCACCCGTTTGTTGGTTTGTTAATCCGTTTAAATCAACTTCTAACGAGTAGAATTCATGTAACTTTAATGAAATTTTTTCCATGTTTTATTTTGCTTTTTTAGCGTTTGTTTTTGCTGCTGGTTTGTTAGCAGCTGGTGTTTTTGTAGCTTTAGCTTTAGCTACTACTTCTTTAACTTCAGCAACGGCTTCTTTAACTGCTTCGATTGGTTTTTCGATAGCGTCAGGAATGTTGTTGTTGTTTGCGTCTTTAACCTTACCGGTTTTCATAGCAACGAATACCGCTACGGCAACGATGATTAGGATTACTAATACTGTCATAATAAATTTTATTTGTTTGATATAAATATATACAAGAAATAGGAAAACTAATCCTTGTATTGTTCTTTAATTTGTTTTTGTTCGTCTTCTGTAAGGTACGTATCTATTCTATGGTAGCCAAAGGATCCTAATTCAAATTTTGATTCTACGCTAAATTTCTTAGCTACATCGAGTGGTGCTAATATACCAGCATTGTATTTAATCATACGCAAACAGAAGAATATATCTTCAGCGAAGAATGATGCTGATGAGTACTGACCCACTACCATCATATCTTGTAAATCTGCCTTCCATCCATACATACGACAGATGTATTCCATTACTCGTGGATTGCGTAAGCTGAAACCACCATTT